TTAATAGTTTGCCTTTATTCTTTGCAATTTGATTACCTAACATAATATTTTTTCTTTTATGTTTTTCTTCATTGGATTGTATTCTATGTAACCCAAAAACACCTTCACCACCCAAAGTTGAATTATATCCATTTTTGAATGAATCATATTCTGCAATAAAATATGGTTCCATAATTTTTAAAGTATGTTCTCTGTCTTTAGATTGATATAAAATTGACCATTCAAAATTTTCCCAACCGTGTTTTGAAATTGCATTATAAAATTTATAACGCATCTTTTTATGATTAGATTTATGTATTTTTTGCCTATTTGGCCATTGACTGTCAAAACCTATATAAACTTTACCGTTTATTGTATTGACACATTTGTAAATTGTATATATAATCATGCTGATATCTCCTCAAAAGATGTTAGAGTAGGTGCGAACGGCAATTCGGCGACCTACACCTATTTATATGGAATATTATGCGGCTTGAACAAACAATCTTAAAAAACTTAATTTACAATGAAGAATATTTACGCAAAGTTCTCCCCTTCATTAAAGATGAATACTTTTCCGATAAAACAGAGAAGTTATTATTTAAAGAGATCATATCCTTTGTACAGTCATACAATTCTACACCAACGATTGAAGCAATTGGATTGGCCGTCAAAGAAAGGCGAAATCTCACGGATGACGAAGTGGAGAAGTCGGAGTCTTATCTACAAGAGATTGCATTGGCTAAGGGAGAAGAATCCAAGATTCAATGGCTTATTGATAAGACCGAAGGGTTTTGCCAAGAGCGTGCCATATACAACGCAGTATTGGGGTCTATTAGCATTTTGGACGGTAAGGATAAAACCAACGAGAAAGGTGCGATTCCCAAAATATTATCGGACGCTTTATCGGTAACATTTGATAGTTCTGTTGGCCATGATTACTTGGAGAATAGTGATGAACGATATGAATTTTACCATAGGCATGAAGAACGAATTCCTTTCGACTTGGAATTCTTTAACAAGATTACAAAAGGCGGTCTTCCTACCAAAACTCTTAATATTGCTCTTGCTGGCACTGGCGTTGGCAAGTCCCTTTTTATGTGTCATTGTGCCGCTGGAGCTATGTCGATGGGTAGAAATGTTCTTTACATTACCATGGAAATGGCTGAAGAACGTATTGCGGAAAGAATAGATGCAAATTTATTGAACGTAACTGTAGACGACTTAAATACTCTACCAAAAGACCTGTATGATAAAAAGATTGCCAAGATGAAAGAGAAGACAACAGGCAAATTGATTATCAAAGAATATCCAACTGCCTCTGCTTCTGCAACTCACTTTAGGACTTTATTAAATGAACTCAATCTTAAAAGGTCGTTTGTTCCGGATATCATTTATATTGACTACCTTAATATCTGCTGTAGTTCTCGCATCAAAGCAGGCTCAAACATCAATTCATACACCTACGTCAAATCAATTGCAGAGGAGTTGCGAGGTCTTGCCGTTGAGTTCGGAGTACCAATTGTTTCTGCTACACAAACCACAAGATCAGGTTTTACTTCTTCAGACCCAGGACTCGAAGATACAAGTGAGTCTTTTGGTTTGCCCGCTACAGCCGACTTGATGTTTGCTTTGATTACAAGTGAAGAACTAGAAGAACTTGGTCAGATTATGGTTAAACAATTGAAGAATAGATATTCAGATCCAACAATGCACAAAAGATTTGTTGTTGGTATTGATAGAGCGAAAATGAGATTATATGATGTTGAACAATCCGGCCAAGATGGATTAGCAGATGCTGGACACAAAGCAATATCATCTTCACCTAAAAAGAATTTTGAAGGTTTTAAAATATGAAATTGACTAGAGAAGAAGCAATTTATTGTGCAAATGCTTTCAAAGCTTACTTTGAAAATATTGGTGATATTGAAGAATACATGAGAGATGAAAAGTTAAAGTCTCTTGAAAGTATGTCATTCTCATTGTTTCCACCAGAAGACGATTTGTTTTCTGATTTTTCTATGCACCCCAAAGATATGGACATAGAAGTATGTGAAATACCAAATGACACTTGGGAGACATTGGTGAAAATCACTTCTTCTCATGTTAATAAGGCACCAGTCGGTAAAAATATTCAACTGGCTGTTAAAGAGAAAAATACAGGAAAGATCATAGGATTCATTCGTTTAGGTTCGCCATTGATCTATATGAAACCGAGAAATGACCTGCTCGGACAAGTTTGGATACAGAATCCTGATACTTCTAAGCGATTTAATGCCTCGTGTATTATGGGTTTTGTTATTGTGCCAGCACAACCTTTTGGTTTCAATTATCTAGGCGGTAAATTATTGGCTGCTATCTGTACTTCACATATAGTTAGGGAGATGGTTAATAAAAAATATAATTCAAATATTTGTTTATTTGAAACCACAAGTTTATATGGTTCCGCTAAAACAGTATCTCAATATGATGGTATGAAACCTTTTATTCGTTTTCAAGGAATAACAGAGTCTGATATGGTACCAATGATGCACGGACCTAGATATTTTACTTTAAAGGATTATGTTGAAAGCCGTGTAGGTGATTTATTAGAAGGAGATACCTCAACAACTAGCAGAAAATTGAGAACATTTGTCAAGATTATTGCCTTGACTAAATCTGCTCTCAAAGGTAGTACAGAAGGAACTTTATTCAATACAACAATTGAAAATGCTAAAAGTCTTACTGAAAAGAAAAGATATTACACTTCAGATTATGGTTTCAAAAATATGGTTGATTATATGGCCTGTAGAACAGATACTTTAATTCCAAGCGAAAATTATCATAAACACGAACTTGATAATATCGTAAGTTGGTGGAAGAATAAAGCTATAAATAGATACGAAACCCTCAAGGCTGATGGTAGATTACGATCTGAATTAGAAGTTTGGACTTCAGGAAAAGACATACAAATCATTAGATAATTATGGCACTAACAGACTTTCAAAAAATACTTGATGAGTATAAAGTAACCGAAAATGATTTTGGTTTTTCTGCTGTTTCTGAAGAAGAATACAATGCAAGAATCTCTGATGCATCTTCTTTAACAGCCGAACAATACAAAGATAGGTTGATGAAATTAGAGAAGATTATTATACCTTTCCTACAGAAACTACATAGTACATCCGACCAAGAATATATCTACTGGCCAAACCGTAAAGATGTGCTTGAAACGGAAATGAAAAGAATATTAGAACTAACTAGAGGATAATTATGAGTGCAACGGTGATTATACCAACGACTGGTGCCAGTACGTTGAAAGATGCTATTGGAAGTGTGTTGAATCAAACTTATGAAACCACCTGTTATGTCGTAATAGATGGTGAAAAATATTGGGATGATACTATTTTCATAATGGAAAAATATTTTGGTGGTGATGAGCGAATTAAATTATGTACATTACCAATAAATGTTGGCGCTAACGGATTTTATGGTCATCGTGTGTATGCAGCTTTTACACATCTAGTCGATACCGAATATGTGATGTACCTAGACCAAGACAATTGGTTGGAACGTAATCATGTACAGTCTCAGATAGGCACAATCGAACAAAACAACCTAGACTGGTCCTATTCACTTAGAAAAGTTAATTCTAAAGAGGGTGAATTTGTATGTAATGACGATTGTGAGTCTTTAGGTAAATGGCAAACTTATCACGGAATCAATCATATAGATACAAATTGTTATTGCCTTAAGACTAAAACTGCGATACAATTAGCACAAGTATGGCACGGCGGATGGGGTCAAGATAGAGTATTCTTATCAGCTGTAACACAATATTTTAAGAACTTTGATTGTACTGGAGAGTATACCGTAAACTATCGTGTAGATGGTGGCACTGGTTCAGTAAATTCTGATTTCTTTATTAACGGCAATAGTGTGATGAACAAAAAATATAATGGAGTTTACCCATGGCGAAAAAAGACCTGATTATAGGCGGATGTACAAATTATGGCATTAATGAATTGAAACCTTGGGTGATTTCAGCCAATGAATGTATGCCTGATGCTGATAAAGTGATGTGTGTCGGCAAGGCTGACAAAGAGACAAAAGATTGGTTGGTAGAAAACAATTTTAAAATTGTTAATATGCCACAAGCAGAAAAAATACCTATTCATGTATTAAGATTTTTAGCCATCTATGAATACCTTAAAGATAACTGGAAAGATTATCGTTATGTGGTAACCACGGATGTTAAAGATGTATTCTTCCAGTATTCTCCATTTAAGTGGATGACAGATGGTTCATCTTCACACTTTAGTCCATATGAACTTGTAACCGGTTCAGAAGGATTGAGATACAAAGACGAACCATGGGGTAATGAGAACCTAATGCAAGCTTACGGACTCTATGTGCATGAGATATTTAAAGATAACACAATATATAATGTTGGCGTTCTTGGTGGAGGTGCTGAGTACATGAAGGACCTGGTGTTCAATATTTTCACCAATGCAATTAATAGACCGATACCTATCTGTGACCAAGCTGTGTTTAATGTCTTAATTAATACACAACCATACAAAGACAAAATATTCCTTGCACAAAACAAAGATGCATGGGCTTGTCAAGCAGGCACAATGGTTGATCCATCTAAGATTGAACAATTCAGACCATACCTATTAGAAGAAGAACCAATGTTTGATAATGGTGTTGTATGGACTGCTGACCATGAAATGTATTGTATTGTGCACCAATATGACCGTGTACCAGAATGGAAGAAGTTTGTTGAACAGAAATATGGCCAACGAAACTCTGATGAATATATTACTATAAGGATTTAATATGACAATAGATCATAATATCGTACTACATGCAGTATCTAATGATATTCAAGTTGAAGAATTGAGAGTTATTAGGAATTCTTGTAGACAGTTTATGACAAGAAATACCGATGAAATTTCTCCTGAACAACAAAAGAATTGGTTTGCAAATTTAGATAAAAGTTTTAATAAAGTATTTTTAGTTTATGAAATATATTTTGGTGCTATTGTAAATACTATTGGTTATGGTTACATACGAATGGAAGATGATTACATTCTTCTGACCGGTGGATTAATAGATAGTGAAAGAGGAAAAGGATATGGTTCTAAATTATTTGAACTATTATTACAACAATCAAAACAATATAATTTACCAATTAAACTAGAAGTGCTCAAAACAAATATGAGAGCCTTTGTTGTTTATAACAATTTAGGATTTAGAGTAGTTTCAGACAATGGCAAAATGATAAGAATGGAGTATCATTATGATTCAGTTATTTAAAGTAAGAATGGCACAAAAGGCACCAGCAATGGTTTCTGAAGTATTAGAATCTGGTTTTATTGGTCAAGGACCTAAAGTAGAAGAATTTGAAGCGGCTTTAAAGGCTGAATTGAAAACCGAACAAACACCAGTAACATTAAACTCATGCACCAATGCTATTGATTTAGCATTACACCTATGTGGAGTTAGTCCTGGTGACGAGGTAATATCTACACCACAAACTTGTTTCGCTTCACAAGTTGGTGCAATGCACCGTCACGCCAGAATTCGCTGGGCTGATATTGATCCTTTGACTGGTCTAATTAATCCAGAATCAGCAGCGAAACTTATTACACCAAAAACTAAAGCAATCATTGCCGTTAATTGGGCTGGTAAAATATGTGACTTCAAAACGTTGAAATCTTTTGGTGTTCCAGTCATTGAAGATGCTGCTCATACATGGGATGTGTTTAATGATGTTAAGTTTGAACGTGGCGATTATGTGTGTTATAGTCTACAAGCAATCAAATTATTAACGAGTGGAGACGGTGGTCTATTGTTGTGTCCTAATGAAGAAAAGAATCAAGAAGCTAGAATTCTTAGATGGTTTGGTTTGGATAGAACTAAGAGTCAGTCATTCAGATGTACACAAAATATCACAACTGCAGGTTTCAAATACCATATGAATGATATTAATGCAGCTATAGGTTTATGCAATATTCCTGAAGCTAAAGAATCCGTAATATCACATAGAAAAAACTCAAAATATTTGATTGATAATATCAAGAATGATAATTTTATTTTACCAGAATATGATGATACTTGTTCATTCTGGTTATTCAGTATGCATGTAAAAGATGGTAAGAAAGCCGATTTCACAAAATATCTACAAGATAATGGAATATCATCTAGTCCAGTACATTACAGAAATGATTTGTATGATTCCACAATTCAATATTCAGAAGGTTATTTACCAGGAGTTACCAGTTTTGATGCAACTCAAATCTGTATACCAAATGGTTGGTGGTTAACACAAGAAGATTTAGATCACATTGTGGAAGTACTAAACAAATATGACTGATAAAAAAATATTGATTCTCGGTGGTGAGGGGTACATAGGCTCACATTTATGTCAGTTTCTTTGGAATAAAGGTATCAATGTTGAAACCTATGGTAATAGATCGACAGATTTTAATTTGTTATTTTCTGAATATTTGTTACAGTATGAATATATTATTCTATTAGCCGGACACTCTAGTGTTGGTAGATGTATAGGAGAATTAAAATCTTCTTGGAATAATAATGTTAGAAACTTTTATAATCTGATGGAAAAAACCAAAAATTACCAAAAGATAATCTATGCTAGTAGTTCATCGGTATATGGTAACAAAGGCGGTAAGATATTCAATGAAGAAGACATATCGTTAGAATATATCAATAACTATGATTTAACAAAAACTTCTTTAGATTTACTTGCGAATCAATATCAATCTAAAGGTAGACAAGTTATTGGTCTTAGATTTGGTACAGTGAACGGAGGTTCAACCGTAATCAGACGAGATTTAATGATTAATGCAATGGTACATACAGCACTAAATGAAGGCGTCATCAAAGTAAATAACAAAAATGTCAATCGTCCAATATTGGCCATAAATGATTTGAGTCGTGCTATATATACTATTATAACAAATACTTTTCATTCTGGTGCTTATAACTTATCTTCATTCTATTCAAATGTAGATGAAATATCTAAGTTGGTTAAATTAAAAACTAATGTGGATATTGTAGATAAAGGTGAGTTTCCTGGTGTCTATAATTTCATTACAGATACTACTAAATTTGAAACTACTTACAATTTCAAATTTGAAGAAAACATTGAGTCTATAATTGAAAATGTGATTGATTGTTATAAAAACCAAAATCCCAACGTTGTAATAAGAAATGAATATTTTGATTATAAAGGATAATGATGATAGATTATGTGACTGTGATTTATAACAATTATGATTTAATTGAATTGCATCTAAAGAATTTTACAAAAAGATTCAAAGAAGGTGAATATCGATTTATCATTATTGATAATACACCAGACCAAAATAAATTAAATGTTCAAATTGGTGGTATCAATCATAAATTTATTCCAATACCTAGTCAACCTGATTTTGACGGAGTTTCACACGGTCGTGCAATAGATGCTGGTGTATCATATTGTGATTCTGATATTATATGTGTAATGGATTCAGATTTTTGGATGTTACATAACAACATACACGATTATGTTGTTCAAAAATTTACAGAAGGCTATAAAGCTGTTGGTGCAGAATATAATGATGGTAAAGATACAAAGACTATAGTTGCAAGAAATCCTAGTGCATTTGAAAATATACCTTGTTGCTTTGGTGCATTTTATGATAGGAATTTAGCTAAGGCAGATACTTTTATTTGTACTCAACATGATGTAAATCAAAATATGGGTACTGGATTTGTTGAGGTTGGTTGGAGAATACGTAAATATATACTAGATAACAGTATTAAAACTCAACATTGGAAAACAAACGCTAATGATTTTGGTAACTGTTTTTTTAAGAATGATTTAGGTGAAACAATGGGATTACATTATTGTGCAGGATCTGGTTCTAATAATAGAAACCGTTGGAATCAAGAAGTGAAAAATTATATTAGCGGAGTGATTAATAATGACGTACAAGAGACTAACTAACTGTCTGTGTTGTGGTAGCCAAAACTTAAAATTTGTTTTAGACTTAAATTCACAACCTTTAGCAAACAGTTATCTAAAAGAAATTGATGAATCTGAAGATGTATTTCCGTTAGGTGTAAACTTCTGCATTGATTGTACACACATACAATTGACTGATGCGGTAGATCCAGATTTATTGTTTAAAAATTATCTATATGTTAGTGGAACTACCACAACACTACAGGACTACTTTGCTTGGTTTGTCCGTTTTACTGGTCAGTATACAGAAGGTAAAAAGGTGTTAGACATAGCTTGTAATGATGGAACACAAT